GAGCACATTGTAGTTAGTAGCATAGACATACACAGTTGAGCTGAGGGTGGTGCCGACAGCGTTGTTGCTCACAGTCAGGAGCAGAGTGGTGTTATCAATGCGAGATAAGTTGCAAGTGCCGCTTGGTTGGTGTTGCTCAGGTTGGAGAGCAAAGCTGTACACGTTGATACCAACAGCAGGGATGTTGGTGTGGTGTTGGTAAGGTTGCACCCAGTTGAAGTAGTTACCATCACGGACAGAGAAACGATCGTGGCCGTTGAGCTGGAGGAGAGCAGTGATGGTAGGGTTCTTACCAGCCATACCCTCAACGCGAGTCACGGAGTAACCAGACTCGAGCACGCTGCGATCCCACCAGTCTGAGAAGTTAAAGGGTTGCTGACCCTTCCAAGGGTTGATGATGTTGTCATCGCAGCTCACGAAGGAGTCGCGTTGGACAACCCACACAAGCTCCTTGCAGGGGTGGTTGAAGTTCAGCTTCAGCTTGTTGGCTGAGCTAGTGATGCTCTCACCACCAGTGAACTGGAGCACATCAATCAGGTACTCGTGGCTGACCTGAGCGAACTTGCGGCGCTCATCAGTATCCAGGTAGATGTAGTCAATGTACAGAGAGGCAGCAGCCAGACCGCATTGGCCAACGCGGTTGCGGATGGCGTGGGGGTCAGTGCTGTTAGAGTAGTCCCAGCAGAGGTTGTTGAGGGTGTTGAACTCTAAGTTGATGCGCACCTCGTGGTACTGCAGAGCAATGAGGGGCAGAGCTAGACCAGGGTTGCGGCAGAACCAGAACTGGAGAGGAATGTACAGAGTGTACATAGGAGCGCAGCTAGTAACCACTTCGCTGGTCAGAGGCTCGCCACCATAGCAGTCATTGTCGCAAGTGCTGCCGCCTTGGTATAAGAGGTTGGTGAGTTCAGGGACGTTACCAACCATCTTGGCGTAACCAGCTTGCTTACCTGGCTCTTGGGTGAGCTCATTCCAGATGTGGAGCCATTGACCGTATTGCTTGTCAATGCGTTGACCACCGATTTCAATCTCAACATACTCAATGATGTTGTGACCGATCCAGTTGAGCCAACGGAACTGGGCACCAGAACCATCAGTGGATTGGAGTTGTACTTGGGGCAGAGTGGCCTGGAGGTACATGCGGTAGATTAAATCACCATTACGTTGGATTGTGCAGGTGACCTTCTTGCCGAAGTTAGGGGCACCGTTGAAAGGGTTCTCAATGGACTCCATAGCGAAGTTGGTATGTCTGCGGTAGACAACCTTGAAGAAAGTGATTTGAGGGTTACCAGTTAGGTAAACATCCTGTGCGCCATAAGCTACTAGTTGCATAAGCCCGCCCCCAGTCATTTGTCGTTATACCTAGTAAAAAGAAAAAAATTTTGGCAAAATCACATTTTCTGAATTTTTTAAAAATATGTCGGAGAGATACAAATTATTAGAATTATGCCGTATTTTTATATAAATTCTTAAAATTACATCAAAACATATTTGAGCCTACTAAATAAAATAGTAACAAGCCGGACAATTGTATAAAAATTTGATTTAACTTTAAACTTTAAAATTTTATTAAAAGATGTCTGAAGAGAAACCTAAGTATATTAGAAAAAAATGTGAACATAATAAGCAAAAATATTTATGTAAGGAATGTGGTGGAAAAGGAGTATGTGAACATAATAAGCAAAAATCTATATGTAAAGATTGTAAAGGTGCTTCAATATGTGAACATAATCATATTAAACATACCTGTAAAGAATGCAAAGGCGTGTCAATTTGTGAGCATAATAAAAGAAGAAGTCGTTGTGTTGATTGTAAAGGTGGAAGTATATGCGAACATAATAAACTTAAATCAAGATGTATTACGTGTAATGGTAGTGAAATGTGTGAACATAATGTAAGAAAAGAGTATTGCATCAAATGTGAAGGTATACAAATTTGTGAACATAACATTCGTAAAGATAGATGTATAGACTGTGTAGGTAGTCAGATTTGTGAACATCATAAAGATAAACATAATTGTGTAGAATGTGGCGGAAATCAGATTTGTGAACATAATAAAATACGTTATCAATGTATAAGTTGTGAAGGTGCGCGAATTTGTAAGCATAAAAAAAGAAAATCACATTGTAAAGAATGTGGAGGTTCTGCATTATGTAAGTCTGAATGGTGTGAAATAACTGCCAACTCAAAATATGAAGACTATTGTCTCAATTGTTTCATTCATTTATTTCCTGATAAACCTAATGCACGAAATTATAAAACAAAAGAAAAATCAGTTGTTGATCATATTCTTAAAGAATTTCCATTAGATAAGTATACTTGGGTAACAGATAAGAGAATACAAGATGGATGTTCTCGTCGCAGACCTGACCTCTTACTTGACTTAGGATATCAATTAATTATTGTAGAAGTAGATGAGAATCAACACGAAACATACGACTGTTCTTGTGAAAATAAGAGATTAATGGAACTATCACAAGATGTTGGTCATCGTCCATTAATATTTATTCGTTTTAATCCTGATGGTTACATTAAAAATGATAAAAATATAAAATCTTGCTGGAGTGTTAATAAATTAGGCATATGTGCTTTGAAAAAAACATATATAAATGAATGGAATAATCGCCTTGATGCATTAAAAAATCAAATAGAATACTGGTGTAATCCTTGTAATGTAACAAATAAGACAATTGAAATAATTCAATTATTTTATGATGAAAAATTATTAAATTTCAAAATTAATTATTTTTATAAATCGCACATTTTCAAGTTAGGAGGATTTAAAAACCAATTACGCATACCGTATAAGTATATTTCAACAATGAGTGATAGTGCGTTTTTTAAAGTCAAAAGCTCAAAACGCTCTAATCCTGAAGCTAGAACCACTCTTGATGCAATTCATAATCAAAAAGTTCAAACTATGCTTGAACAAAAGGATTCCATTATCACCTACAAACAAGAGCTAGCAAATCTTAAAAAACGTATTAATGAAACCTCTTCTGATATTGAAATTTGGCGTCTTGAAAGAGAAGCCGAAGGATTAGAAAAGAGAATCAAATCTATTGAAGATGGTTCAGATCTAATGGACTACTACCTTCGTACTGGCGATATACTTTATAATTATTATGATATCCAAGATCAAATTCAACAAGGCACTAAAACTTTCAATACAACTAAAGCAAAACCTGGCTCAATTCTAGCTATTTTGGAAGAAGTTGCTCAAGAAGAAGGACAGGAATCTAAAAATAATGTAATTATTCCCGCAGCGCAAAAAGGCCTTCAAAGAAATCAACTCCTTAATGACTACCTACAACTTGAAAATCCATCTATGGCCCGCAATACCGTTGAAGAATACGATGATCCGTGGACCACTTGTGAATTATGCGGCCACGAAATGATTATGTGTCTCAATGAAGCTAATCTAACCTGCTCAAAGTGCGGTCATCAAGAATTTATACTTGTAGATAGTGATAAGCCTAGCTATAAAGATCCGCCCCGTGAAGTATGTTATTATGCGTATAAAAAGATTAATCATTTTAATGAATGGCTGGCACAATTTCAGGCCAAAGAGAGTACTGAGATTCCTGCTGAGATTTATGATGCTATTCTTGTCCAACTTAAGAAGGAGCGCATCACAAATATGAGCAGTTTAAAACCAACAAAACTTCGTGAAATTTTGAGAAAAATGAAGGCTTCAAAATACTATGAGCATATTCCACACATTATCAATCGTCTTAACGGACAAAACGCACCATTTATGTCTCGTGAAGATGAAGAGAAGTTGCGTCATATGTTTCGTGAAATTCAGCCATCATTTAAAAAACATTGTCCTAAAGGACGTAGAAATTTTTTATCATATGGTTATGTTTTATATAAATTTTGTGAGCTTTTAGAGATGGATGAATATTTGAGTTGTTTTCCATTACTTAAGAATCGTGATAAGCTTTATCTACAAGATAAAACTTGGCAAAAAATATGTGAGGAAATGAATTGGGAGTTCATTCGCAC